AATGGTAACATATTTTTCGCTGAAGTCCAATTCAGGATCTTCGAACAAAGACATCGCACCCAAGAACTCATTCAAGTCGTAGATACCAAAATCAGGGAATGTCTCAGAGACAGTTGCGTCTGCCATTACGTTTTTCTGGGCACTAATTGTAGCCAGTTTGTTGCCACTCTTTAACAGAAGGTTGCTGTTGATGCCAGCAAAGTTCTTAAACAGACCAACAGTTTCTTTAGATAATTTCATATTTTCTCCATTCAAATGAACACATTACTATGTATAAAACATTATACCCCAAAGTGGGGTATTTGACAAATTTATTTTGTAATTTTTTCGTACAACTCTTCAAATTCTTCGTTCTCAGCTACAGCCTGAGAGAAGTTTTGCTTGTGATAAGTCTTAGCGATTTTGCTAATAGTCTTCTTAGGGATCTGGAAGTTATCAGAAAGATCCTTCACAGTTTCCTTAATCAGATCACGCTCACCTTCGATACGAGTCATTGAGTTGCTGATTTCCACGATTGCGGCATGGAGTTTCTTTCTATCTGCATCAGATGCGAGTGTCATATTATTTCCTTTATATTTTTACCAGTCACTGCTTGGACCAGAATCTGACGAACTGTAAGAATCACTTGAAGAAGAACTCCAAGAACTAGAGGTATCCATAGAACTAGAAATAGACTTACGGCTATCGCTGTCATCGAATCCCCAAGAAGATTCTGTCTTGGATACACCAATGCTAGGTTCTGATTTATGAGAGATTGAATTGATAGCGTTATCAATCAACATACCAGTCAGCATACCATTCAAGAAGCCATCATCTGAAGACGTGGTAGTCGTAGTAGATGTAGCACGTGTTGTAGTGTAACTGGGTGTATAAGATGGAGTAGAGGGTGCGCTCTTTGGAGCAGGAGGGGTAGACATCTTGGTGCGCATAGATTCACGCCACTTACGAGTCTCTTCAATTTGTCGAGCACGTTCTTCGGCTTCCAGTGCAGCTTTCTCTGCTGAACGACGAAGGAACATACGAATTGCCAGAGTGGCTAAAGCCACCCCAGCAAGTACCAAGATAATTGCTAGGATGTCTTCCATATTACTTACCTACATTAAGCACAGGGGTCTGACCATTCAACACAAGAGTGCCACCTTTGAACTGGGCGATACTTTGAGCAGTGATCTTTGCAGCTTCAGCTTGCAACATTCGAGCCTGAGCATCCATGTATTGAATAGCACCAGCGTTCTGAGCAAGGGCTTGAATACGTTGGGCTTCAAGTTGAGCGGTGCGGACTTCTGCTTCCTTCTGCTTAGTTTCGTTCTTAGCACGAACCAATGCGTTTGCAGATTCAACAACAGTATCAGCAGGGATTACGTTACGAATAAGCACCTGAGTGATAGTGATGATTCCATCCAGCTTCTCGTCAGAGAGGGTCTTGGTAATACCTTCTTTGATATCAATCTCCATAACCGAACGATTATCACCCATGTTCAACGCTTCGTGTTTACGTGCAGCTTTGTAAACAGCATTACGAGTTGCGTTGAAGATGTAGTTATACATCAGGTAGGTATCGCCATTGTGAGTAGCATGGAAAGATTTATTCTTTGTGTTATAGATCTCTGCGATCTGACTAGGATTGATGTTGTAAATAACAGTCAGGTCGAAGTCTTTCATCGTGGAGTTATCAGACGCTTGAGGGTTCAAGTCATCAACCTTAACAGCAACTTCTTTGACAGGGAAAGTCAGAACGTCGCCGATAAGAGTTTGGTTGAAAGAACCTGGAAGCAATTCCTCATTCTTAACCTGTTTGTCAAAGCCGACTCGCAGACCAACCTCACCAGTCTCGATACGAGTACAACCAGTAGCCATAGCCAGAGTAGCGATAATGACAGAAATTTTCAAAACATTTTTCATAACAATTCCTTAAAAAAGAACAACAAGCAAAATCATAGAACCAAGAGCGAGAAGAGAACACATCATACTATAAAGAATAGTCTTAGTCAAGTTCCACTTCTCTTTACCATTCAGTTGGCGGAAAGCAGGGATTCCAATATAGAAAGCTGCAAACAGCAAACCGAAGAACAACCAAAGTTTAATCATCTTTTAGACTTCCAAGTATTGAATTCTTCAATCAAACGAGCATGTTCTGTAGCAGAGCAATACAGAGTCCATTCACGCACAACATCTTTATAAGTCACACGTGGCTCTCCACCTTCTCCTTCTGTATGAACAGCTGGCTCAGATAGCATGTATCCAAGAATAGTGTATGGAATGCCATTATTCCAGTTACGTTCAACCGAAAAGACTTTCATCGCATCCCAGTCAATTGCAAAGGGAGCAGTAGCCATTTCAGTTTCAAGACGATTACGATATGCATCATTAGCATATTTCAAATCGTTATTTTCTCGTTCAAGTTCTTTGATACGCTTCAGCGCATCAGCGTAGTTACCGACAATACCGTCTTCAGGTTTGCGATTCCAAAACAACATATTATTCCTTCGAGTATTTCACATCATGTTCATAAAGAAACATCAGGCAGCACATTGCATGCGCCAGATGATGGATACCAGATTCGGGATCCAATTCTTCACCTGCTTTGTAAGCCCACAGGTGTCGTTGCAACGCATCGAAATAACGACGCTTGGAATCAGGTACTTGTTTCCAATTGTCTGGCTCATACTTCTCTGCGCCAAAGGTCAGAACCTTTACGGTCTCTGCCAGTGCTAGGGGTGGTAGTAAACCATACTGCAATTTACCACCATCAAATTTACGACCACCAGTGGTGGCTTTTTGGGATGCTTTTACTTCTTCTAGTGTTGCCATAGTTTCTCCAGTGATATCGGTAATGGGCACTCAGAGAATACCCATTGACAAGTCACTTACTTTTGTGCAGTGAAAACAGAAGCACCCATTACGGCATTAGCAATGCGAACCATACGCTTGCTTGGAACGCCCAAACGATACTTGGTAGTTTTAGTACCATCGTGGAGTTTAGCTTCGTTAGAGTAGATGCAGAAGCCCTGCTCACGCAAGTTACGGATTGCAGAAGCTGGATGTGCAATACCGAAAGAACCAGTAATCTGCTTAGCAGTATACTCTTTACCAGCCTTTAGGCTGTTCAACAACGTGGTTTGTTTAGACATTTAAGTCCTCCATAATAAGACCATCAACAAAAAAAGCCGATGAGGGGATGGCATCCCTCATCAGCAACGGAAACATAGGGTAGATTAGATCTCGATACCGTTCTCACGGAGGATCTGGTTGAAGTCCTCGGTGTCGTCATCCATAGGAACAGAGTCCTCGATGATCTTCTGCAGACGAGAAGAGTCTGCGGTATCTTTCTCTGCAGTGGCAACTGCAGTCTTAGTTGCCTTAACCTTCACGACCTTAGCCTTCGCAACTTTAGTTGCAGCCTTGGTAGCTTTAGCCTTAGCAGGTGCGCTGGCTTTTGCAGCGACTTCTTTCTGATAGGCTTTCACCTCATCAGCAGTAGGAACAGGCAGCTGGTAAACACCACGCTCAACCTTGTTCTTGTTAAACAACCAGTTAGGGTAACCAATCTTCTCGCCCTTAGCACCAGTGCGAGTGTCACGCAAAGTGTAATAAATTGCGGCACATTCCTTCAGAGTAATCTGAGGATCTTTCTTGTACTGAGGATTAGACTCGAGCACAGCCATAACGAAACGCTTTTGAGAAAAAGACAGGTTTGCAAATTTCAACATAATAAATCCTTTCAAGGGTTTTCAACGATAACAGAGTATATTATACACCAAGGTTTCCAAAAAGTCAACACTTTTTTGTAATAACCCTACTGGGTGTAGGGGTATTACTTAAGTATTACTTTTTAGAAGGGAACCTCGTCTGAAGGGTTAACTGCAGTAGGTTCAACCATCGGTGCAGGTTCAGGCGCAGGGTTTGCGATGTTGTCGTACAACTTCAGGAACGCATCTTTAGTTGCAGAATCGAATCGGTTGCAACACAATTCTACAGACTTGTTACGATCCTTAAAGATTGCAAAGGCACGGACGATGTGAATCATACGACGAGTCGTGATCGTTTCGTCTACACCACCATCAGCAAAAGTACGACGGATTGCGTCAGCCCACTTCACCAATGTATCTGCGAATTCTTCGTCTGGACAGCCAAAGGATTCCATCAGATTCTTAATAATCTTCACTTCAACCTTAGCAGAGGGATACTCTTGGTCGAATGTAACTGCGAAACGCTCCAAGAACGCTTCGTTAAGGATGTTCGTACCGATGTAACGACCATCGTCTGAACCTTTACCCTTAGTGTTAGCTGTTGCAAAGACATTGAAACCTTCTTTGGGAACAATCATCTCATTCTTCAGTTTGAAGTAATAAGGTTTACCCTCGAGAATCGGTTGCAAACACAACAGAGTGTTGGCAGAACCAGCGTCAATTTCGTCAAGCAACAGAGCAGTACCATTGCGCATAGCGATAAGAACTGGACCTTCGACAATCTCCACGTTACCGTCTTCGAGAGTCTTAGAACCGATGAGTTGTTCTTCATCAGTCATCATGTTAAGGTTAACACGAATGAGAGGACGCTTGTGTTTAGCACAAATCTGTTCAATCATCGTGGACTTACCGTTACCAGTTGGACCAGAGATGTATGAAGGGTAGAAGATTTTCGACTTGATGATATTTTCCAAGTCAGTGTAGTTGCCAAATGGCACAAAGTTTGGATCCTTCTTGGGGATCAGTGAGTCAGTGTTAGTGTAGTCCACTTGGAATGATTCCTCAGGTTTCAGAGCAGTGTTGCCAACGACACCTGCATCGTGTTTGGCACGACCACCATCGAGAGCATAAAGACCACGACCAACTTTATCCTTCATCAGCCACAGAGGGAATTTATCTGTACCCAGTTTAGCCATTACTTCCATCAGCTGAGGACGGGATACCTGACCCTTAGTTTGCACATCAGGGTACATCTCGTACATCTTAGCTTCAAAAGTCTCACGAAAAGCCACATCAGTTTTAGCCATCACATTCTCCATAATAAAATCAACCACTCAATATAATGTATTATTCCACAAACACGCATTATTGTCAACAACTTTTTGGAAAAACCCTACAGTTTGTAGGGGTTTATTTTTCCCTGTAAAATCAACAACTTACGCAACGATAGAGACGAACCTGTTCAGCAACACTCGGCTAGTCTTCTTAATGTTCAGGTATTTGCCGAAGTTCTTTGCAATGGCTGCAGCTTTTGCGTCACCATTAACAGACAACTCGCCTTCCTCAATCTTTGTTGCAGACTGGGGAATCAAGAACATTTCATCACGACCAGTGTTCTGTAGAGAAGCGAATCCATTATCTTTGAATTCTTTCCTCCAACCCTCAATGGTAGTATAGACATCACCATTGAATCCAGGGTAGTGAGAATTCAAGGTTTGTTGTAGATCACGACGATGGTTGCGTGTGATGTAGAAGCCAACCAAAGAGACATTGTAACGATCTTTGATCATTCGCAATATCGTTTCAGTTTGTTGACCAGCATACTGAGTCAGCATGTAGGTCTTTTGGGTTTTCTCTTCACGAATGAAGTGTTTTTGTTTGATGTACTTGTATTGACCATTGCTGGTATCAACTGTACGATCGCTCAAAGAGCCATGTCCGATAGCATAAAGGTTACCACCTTCACCATCAGTCAAAGTGATGAGAGAAAGTTTCTCGATGTTATTCTGCTTGATGTAGTCATCAAGATTAGCATAGATCCAACCCAACGCTTCGTTCAACGGAGTACCACCCATGGAGTAACCATCGTTCCACTGGAAACGACGATCAACAACACGCTTAGCCATCGCATTGAATTCACTAGTAGTCATCTTGCTGGAAAAGAATTCCAACAGATGCATAGTGTTAGTAGCATTGGTCAGAGTGTTTTCGAGAGTTTGTTTACGATTATGAAACTCACGCAACTTACCCCAGCCTTCGTAGTTACGATCGAGATACTGGCTAGAAAAAGCCAACACACGATATGGAATCTGGATACGATTGCAGAACATTGCCAAGTTAATAACCTGTTTCAATGTGTCCTCGATAACACCATCCATCGAACCAGACCAGTCCAGCAAGAAAATCATACCATGGTTTTTACCCTGTG